GAGAGCGTGGAGACTGTGAACATAAATGCTCCAGAACTAGCAATACGAATAGAAAATCAAAAAGATAGTTGACACTATTGTAGTATTGTACTATAATAAATAATGTAGAGGCAAATAATTTTTAGATTTATCAGAAGGTTCAGGGCTCTGTCACATATTTGACACAGTTTTGCTACACCACCCCCAGGTTATCGCATCGGGTGGGAGATCGGGAAGGCCTGGGAGATCGGGAAGAAAAACCCACTAGCACATATTTTTTTTTGTTTATAATTTTTTCTTACATCAATTTATTATTTTTGGGTGGGAACTGTCGGGAACTTGGCAAGCGTACCAGGAATAAAGAAAGATTAGTTATTTACAAGACAACAAGAAAGAAAAGAAAAAACCCAAATAATAAAAATTAATTTTTAATCATAATTTTTTGCATAAAAAAAATCCTATCTTTTACAATAGGATTAATTTATTTTTTAATTTTGTTGTTTAGAATCCTAACCAGTTAAGAAAATTAATAGTCAGATAATCATAATCATTTGTATCTTCTTCATATTCTTCTGGCGTTGTTCCTTGTTCTTCACATAGTTGCTCTACTACTGAATAATCTAAAGTTCCTGCATCATCAGAATAATTAAGAATACCACAAATAAAATTATCACCATTAATTAATTCTTCCTCATAATATTCTTCTGTTACTAATTCACCAATACCAAAAAAATCTAATTTTGTTATTGAAATAGTAGGAAATAAAAAAGAAAATAAACTTATCATCTTAATTATTTTGTAAGTAAACAGAATATGAAGATAGAACAGAATCTAATTTTTCTGTCCTGGTTTGTAAATTTTCTTTTATGTTACTAGCGATATGTGAACCAACACTAACAAAGAAACACAAAGACAATAAATAAACAGTTAATAATTTCATAATTAGTTTTTTATAGTAGAGACAAGATGTGTCTCCTTACTATTTATTATAGTCAATACAATTCTATTATTGTAGTACAATAGATATTATTGTAACAATACTTAATAATTAATTTTACTTACTTATTTTCTTTTCTAAATTCTTCATAAGTAATAAGATATTCATTTTGTTTAGATAACCAACTTTTCATTTTATTACTATGTTTTGGGTTATCTTTTATTAATTCCATAATACTATAATTTTCATGCTTGTATCCTTCACTATCATCAAATAATTTTATAAAACTATCTAATTCATTTTTTAAACTATTAATTTGATCTATTCTATATTGTATGTCATAAGAACTAGCTTTTATTTTTTTCCACTTTTCTAATTCCTGGATATTGCCTGCAAACCTTCTTACATTTAAATTATGTATAACCTGATAATCTATTTTTTCAGATTTTAATATTTTTTCTGACTTTCTATTTTTTGCACTTTCTGAAATAATAACATCACATACGAATTTATCTATATTAAAATAATTGTCTTGATGATGACAATAAAAATAAATTCTATTTTCTTCTGTTTTATCTGTTGGTTTTTGGTGATACGCCATCAACCCAAAATCTTCATAAGGTAAAACTTTTTTAATATCTTCATTTATTTTTTCTAAAATATTTTTATTTAAAATCTTACCTTTATTATTAGCTAGTGTATTAATAGTACTCTTTCTTAATTTAATTATTGTTTCATAATATGCTATGTGATAACTAGCAATCATTGAAACATCAATTTTTTTAAGATACTTTTGTTTTTTCTGTTCCTGGATAAAATCCGCATAGGGTGAAGAAATAGGATTTGACATAATAATTTTTGATCGGGTTTAAAAATTGTTTTTCCCTTAACTAGAATATTACATTAGATATTATTTATTGTCAACATAATCTTATCAATTATTTTGTAAATTCTGAAATTATACTTAATATTTGACTTATCTAACCTTATTAATTTTAATAATGAAGTTAGAATAAATAGTAGTTCATTTGTACTAAATGATATAGTGATTCTATTGCTATTACTGAATTTATTGAGGATTTTAGTCATTTTTTACAGAAAATAAACGATATTTTCAACTTAACGTAAGTTCTATTAAAGGGCAATTAAAGGCCAAAATATGAAAGTGAAAATTTTTTTTTCTTGCAAAAATGAAAAGTCTTATGTAATATAGTAATGGTAATAGTAATTTCAACTAACCAAAATGAAAAAAACTGAGAATCTCTCACCCCAGGTTTTAATAATCGGATCAGGAACAATGTGTGAAGATGATTGTAGAATCCATGAAAAATGGATTACACGTTACAACATTTTCAATAAAGTACGCTTTGATAGTTCTATTAAAAAAGGTAAAAAATGTGATCTAATTCTTTTTAAAGCAGTAGATCATTCAGGAACTAGAACTGTTTATGAATGTCACATAAACAATAAATTTGTATCAATGCCTTTAAGCATCTTTAATGATCTAGGCTTTTATATCTGGAATAATTATTTTAGACCTGATACTCAAGATACAAAAATTCATTTATTCTTATCTCAAACCGATCCAGGGTTAGGAATAATTCTTCCCCAGGATAACAAAGATAACTATTTTTCTTATAGGCAAGTCAATCCAATAAAAAGGATTTATGAACTACAAAAAAGAAAAGAAGAAAATGTAAAACTAAATAATAATGATTTATTCGGTGAAGATGTAGTGGGGTATTCAATATGAATTATGAAATAAAAGAAACAAAGATAAGATTGCCTATATATTGGGCATCTTATCTTGCTAATGGTGATGCTTCGGGATTAGAAGAAAATGAAGAAACAACTATACATGAAACACTTGAATGGGCTGATTTATCATTATCTAACCATCAATGTATAGACGTATTAGAAGATGTACATTTTGAATATCCATTTATACCTGGATTATTAGCTGGTGATTATTGCACATATTTATTTATCAATAGACCAACAGTTAAAGCAAAAAAGAGGGAAGAAGAATGAAAGATCATTTTTATGAAAAAACATGCAGAAAATGTATGTACTCAGGTAAAACTGAAGATAAATTCCGCATAAATGTAGGATTAAAAGTAAATGAAAAAAGCTACTTTTGTCCTACTTGCAATAAAAACTACCCATTTAGATATTGGATACATTGCTGGTGGCATAATTACACATTTAGACACTTATTAAGAGATTTTGGTTCTAACAATCCAGTACCTTATTGGAATTGTGGTCAAAAACTTATTAATGCTGGTTTATTAGATTATTTACATGATTCAAGTATTGAACGTGGTACTAAAGAATATATACAATCCACTATGTATGAATTAGAGGGAATTATAGAATATATGAATCCTAACGTAAAAATTTATAGAGATAATGGATTATGTAGTGATGATGAAAGAAATAATATAAGATTTAAAGATTGTAAAGATGACATTTATAAAAAATATAAAAAACACATTTATGAGTACGAGGGAAGATTTTAATGGATAGAAAAGAAGCAATAGATTTAGCTTTACGTTTATTTCGTAAGGATTTAGATAAAAATGATGTTGTAAAAACATTAATTGAATCTAACATTCCAGAATCTACCGCATACAGATATGCCAAAAAAGCATTAGATCAGTATGAATGGGAAGAAGATAAACCTGACGATAAAAAAGTAAAAAACTTAGAGCTAAATGCCCTTAATACCATATATAGGTCTATGAAATGGGCTGAAACAAACAACGAACCAGAATTGGCTGTTAAATATGCCAATTTATATATCACTAACAAAAAGAGGTTAAAAAAATGAACGATTCTTTTATGCAAAATCATCAATCAGCACTTGATAGTCAAATGGAAGATAAAGCTATCCAGGATTTAGAAGATGCGGGTATATATCCCGTACCAGATAATGATGACATTCTCGAAAGACTTTTTGAGGAAGCCTATGATGAGATAAAAGAAAATAATATTCTTCAGTTAAATGAAGATGATCTTATTTTCGCTGCTAAAACAAGAGCAGAAAGAAGATTTGAACATCTACCCGAACCAGGAGATTATGATGACTGATAATTATTTTAAACTACTTACCTACGTTAGACATAAAGAACAAGGTATAGAAGGATTAGTTATTAATCCCAATAATAGTAAATGTTCTCACGTTACTATTTACGATCCAAATTGTCCTAATGATGATGACTTTCCAGAAGAATCTTATGGTACTGGAAGTGCTTTAACATTTAACAATAGTGAATTGGAAGAAATTAAAAATCCATCTACCCAATTAATAGAGCAATGTAAAAATGTTATCAGGAGATTATGATTCTCTTAACAGTTATTTCAATAGAATAAATCTAGACAACCAACTAGACAACAGCTAGTTCTTTTATCTGTTCCTGAAATTTCATACAACGCTCCATAAAGCATATTTCACTAGACCGTAGACTGAGACTATCCATTAGTTTTAGCTGCGGTTTTCCACTTCTTCTAGCAATACAAACCAAAGCCTGGGTACATTCAATTCCAGTAAGTTTTCTTAGTGCATAATTATACGCTCCAAGTTGATGACAATAATTTAATAACATTTCATCACTTCTTACTTCCTTGGAAGTTTTCCAATCACATATTGTTAACTTTCCATCAATATCTATTAAAGCGTCAGCCGTTCCAGCAAATCCATAATCCTTATCATAAATACTAAATTCTATGCTATGAATGGCCGTTACACGTTCCAATATGAATGATCGTAAACCTCTTGCGTAGCCTGACGCACTCCAGCTAACACGAGGTGCGGTTTCGGCTGCTTTTGATAATGCCCATTGCGTGACTTTTGTGGGACAACGATCCAACTCGTCTTGTCCTGTTCTCCAAATACCTCGCTTGTTTGCATTGTGCCTGGCAAGTTTCGCTCCAGTTTTAAGTAAGTATTCCGCATGAGCGTGAGCAAGTCGCCCCCTCTCACAGGCCATATCTCTCTCATCTGCTGATCCTTTCCTCTCAATCCAACGTTCCAAAGCATCTTTTTGTTCCTGGGGTGCGGTTTCTTTTAAAATATGGGTAACTGAATGGTATATATTATTCTTTCCATCTTTATATATTCTATGTGGATATATAGTGCCTGAGTCATCACGCTCCAAAGTCCAGCGTCTTAGTCCTGCTAACGCTCCATGTTTTTGTAATGACCCCATTAGTGGCTCGTAGATATACGTTCCCATTTTTAATATACCTTAAATAAATTAAGTTGCAATACCTTTTTGTTTATATTGCTCCATTGATCTGCCATAGCATCTGCTATACCCTGGAAAGTGGTTGATCTTATCTTCCACCTATCCTTTGATGGTGGTAAATAATGTAGTCTCTGTCTCTGATTATCAGGCAAGTTACTGACATCTATGACATCTGTGGGGATTAACTTTGGTAAACCCTTCAGCCATAAACCAGTTTTCTTCTGTTCAGCATGGCCAAATTCATAAGGCTGAATATATTGCGTGGCTTTACCAAGCTTTGATCTGCTTGATAATGCTCCAACAGGATTTTCTATCGCTATGAATGGGCAATCTGCGTTCCATATATCTTCAACAAATTTTATGGCTGCCTGTTGTCTGCCATCTGCAACTTTTTCTGCCCATCTTGCAGCACCGCTTACAGATAAATGAGTGCATGGTGGGTGGGCAATAATTAAATTCCAATCATTATTTATGATTTCAAGAACATCTCCTTGAATGTGTTTATTACTTGGCTGATCTGTAGGTAATAAATCACAGGACCAGGCATCATGTCCTTTTGAAGCAAACGCCTCTCTTACAATTCCAGAATATTCACAGGCTACGAGTACTTTCATTTTTTATAATTCTCAAATCGTGCTGACCTGGATGCTTTAACAGCTATGCTGTCACTTTCGTCTGAATCACCATTACTATGAGATAAAGGAAAAGATTCCGTACCACAATTACCTGTATTGGAAAAAAATCGTTTTTCGTTCAACCAATAATTGCTGCCCTCGAATATGTCATAGTCGGTTATACAGAAAGTTTCATTCTCAAATTTTACGTCAGCACAATATTCGTCTGGATGAATACCCCAGTATGCTTTTCTGGCAGGTGGTCCATCTAAAAGAAGAACAACCTTTTTAGACTCCAAAGCCAATGCTTTAGCTTTTTTCAATTCCTGTATATTAAAGGGCCGACCCTTTACTTCCGCATACATATCCACTTGAGGTAAATAGAAATCAGGTAAGTACTTTCCTGCTTTACCTAAATCAAAACCTTCTGGTTCATACTCGTATTTGATGTCCACCTTATCAAAGGCAACCATCCATCTAGCTTCTGTCCTGGATCTACAGAGATAACCTTTATAATAAGTTTCAATAGACTTAATCATAAAAAAAAATTAACTCCTATTTTCAAAATCAGCTAAAGCCTTTACATTATGGTATTCATAACGATTACCTACATATCTATAACTATCTTTCTTAAATATTCCTTGTTCTCTATATCTAGCGATTTGACGATAACTAACACCAATCAAATCTCCTAACTCACAAGGTCTAATCCACTTTTTATTAATTGTAGGTAAAGAATCCATAAGTTTTTGAACCTGTTTATTTAAAATGTTTACTTTTAACTCCAACTGATAAATTCGTTCTTCATACATAATTAAAAATAAGAATAAAAAAGAGGGTCAAAAGACCCCCTATAAATGGCAATTATTCTCCTGGAGAAAAAGGATTACCCCCGTTCATCAACTCTTTAATGTCAAAACCACTATCTTTTGCTTCTTGATATGTAGCTTCTATTAAAGGGCTAGTGCCTTTTTTGCGTGGTACTGCTCTCAAACTGTATTCAGTTTTGAGGCCAGTTCCTTCTCTTGAAAGAACAAAATCCCAGGCAAGTAAATCGGAATAATCTTCCATTTGACTTATCTTGTCAAACTCTTTGATAATTCCTTTTTGTGTGGCCTGGAAAATTTTTACTTCCTGTGAATCATGTTCAAATACTGGAACTGCAATACCGAATTTTGCTGGCTCCACTCCAGTACCTTCCCTGTTCATTCTACGGGTATATTCACTACCCATTTCAATCTCAGCATCTTCTGTAGTTGGATTGTCCGCAAATCTGAAAGGCTTTAGTTTACCTTCTCCTGATTCGCCCCAGACTTCAAAAAATTCTAAAGGTTGGTCGTCTAGTAATGCAAAACGTACATTACCTCCACTTTCAAGTTTTGTGGGATTTATATAACCACCGCTTTGTGTGGTGGCTACTGCTGATTGTGCTTTTTCTGTTAAAAAGGCCATGATAAAATGTGCTGGTAGGCTTTTGCCTTGTGCATTTCTATTGTAGTACATGGACAAGATAAAGTAAATAGACTACAATAAAAAAACCCTCAAAGTAGGAAGAACCTTGAGGGTTTGAACACATTAGTCCACAGTAGGTATTGTATCACATGAATCTGCAACAGTTTGTAAAGATGTTGCCAAAACATCTTGTTTATGCTCCGATATATCGCAAAGGGGTAGAAATAAAATCTAAGGAAGGAAAGATTTTAGAGGCAACAGGAAAAAATCCCTATGGAGAATCCTATGAAAGAAATTTCTCTCCAGATGATGTTACTTATGTATTAGAAAAGTATCCTGATCGTTTTGGCGCTATCGGTTTATTTACAGGCTTGAAAGGTAAAGGTTTAGTTATTCTTGACGTTGATAAAAATTTAGCGATCCATAAAAAGAAATGGGGAAATACTTTAAACGGTGCTCCCTGTATTACCAGTACTAAGAAAAATGCTGCTAAATATATATTCAATGTTCCAGAAGAATTATGGTCTAGCGTCAAAGGTAGATTTCTTTCTGAACAAACTTCTACTTGTTATGAGATTTTATGGAATAGACAGGGTGTAATATTTGGTTCTTATCCTGGTTCAGTTACTTCTTCAGAAGGTAACTATGGCTTTGAAGGGGATTTAGATAACATTCCTGTTGCTCCAGATTGGTTAATAGCTGAGATGAAGCATTTGAAAGCCAATGAAGAAAAAGCTGGCTTTGTTAAAAATAGAAGTGGTTTGGTTTTATCAGATAGAACGGAAGATGAAAGAGCACAAATTATTCAAGAGTGTTTAAGTGTTATTCCAACTAAAGGTGCGGGTAGTAGAGAGCATTGGCTATACGTTGGTATGTCCATACATTCTGAATTACCTA